ATTTTTATCAGTTTCATTTTTATCAGTTTCATTATAAATATCTAATGATCGCGCGCTAGAATCAGTAGCATCAATATATTTAGGCATCCAAAAATAAGGGATTAAATGTGCTTGATTTGGATAAAAGTTTTCAAAAATTGTTCTATAATATAACTGTTCCATTGTTTCGGGCGAATTATGATTATACACAGCATTATTATCATATTTAATAGTTCTTTGTTTATTAACAAATTCGTCAATAATCTGATACCATGATCTATCTTTACTACTTACACCATCACTAAATGCTTCTTTTTTGCGCCATAAAACGCTGTCTGGTAAATATCCCTTATCAAATGCTTTTCTAAATAAATATTTTTCTTGTTTTTTATTCTTTGAATATCTATAATCTACAGGTATGGATAAATAAAATGTTACAAAATCTCTATCTAAAAAGGGTGTCCTTGGTTCTAAACCTTGGGTAGATATACTTCTATCTGAACGTAATACATCAAAATAATGTATATCATTTAAAAGTCGTTTACATTCTTTATCAAACTCTAAACTATCACTTGCATAATTCATATATAAATACCCACCCATTAACTCATCGCTTCCATCGCCATTAAAAATAACTTTTGCTTCTGATGTCTCTGAAATATATTGTGATATTAGCAAATTACCAACACTAGCTCTAACAGTAGTTGTATCATAACTTTCAATATTTTTGATAACATTCGGAATAAATGCAAAAAAATCTTCTTCAGAAACTATAATTTCTGTATGATTAGAGTTAATATGTTTTGCTACCTCTCTAGCATATTTTAAATCTTCTGACCCTTCTAATCCTATACTATATGTTTCTAATGGTTTATCATAAATTTGACTCACTAGTGCTGCCACTATACTACTATCTAATCCTCCGGATAATAAACAGGCAATCGGTCTATCTGTGGTTGTTACTCTTTTATACACAGCTTCACAAAAAATATCATGAATATTAGATATTATAGTTTCTTCATTAATTTCATCATTAGAAGGATTTATTCTAGTTAAATGAAAATTTGTAAATTTTTTCTGATTGAGTATATACCATTTATTATTATTTTCATCCAGTTCTATTTCCATATAAGTTGCCGGCTCAAAAATATTAATCTGTAAATTTTCAGATACTTTATATCCTAATTCTATATTATCAATTGTAAAATTATGTAATTGTTTCATTTCAGATGAAAATCCTAATAAATTTTCACTAGATTTATCCATATTATTTTTTTCAGATAAATAAAATAATGGCCTCACACCATAATGATCTCTCCCTACAAATACTTTATTAATATTATAATCAATTAATACAAAAGCAAATACTCCATCTAGACTATTTATCGTATATTCTATTCCATATTTTTCATATAAATGAATTATTACTTCACAATCTGAGTTACTTATAGGTCTAATATTCATTAATTTATACAAATTTTTGAAATTATATATTTCACCATTGCATATCAATACTATATTATTGTATTTTAGTGGCTGATCTGATTTTTTATCTAAACCATTAATTGCTAATCTATAAAATCCTAAAAAAATATTTTTATTATGTTCTATTTTATAAGAATCAGGTCCTCTATGCTGAGCTTTTTGCGACTGTTCGCCGATATAACTAGTAGTTAATTTAGTTCCATTATAATTTAATAAAGCAAAAATTCCACACATATATTATTAATTCTTTAATAAATCTTTAGATTTGTTTTATTATAATAATTTATTTTATACTAATAATTTGTTTTATTATAATAGTATACAATATATGGATCAAAAATTAATTAATTCTAACAATTGTTCAAATAATTTAGTTAATACAATAAATCAACGTATTTTATCACGAACAATGGCTAGCGGAAATATTGAAGTTTTAATACCAGCCAGACCACAATCAACTTTATACACTATGCCTTTAGCTAATGCTGTACCGTCTGGCGAATGTAAATCAAGAGTTTTAAAATATAATTCAGAGCCAAATGATTATTTTCTACCGGCAACATCAAACGGATCTTGGAGTAATTATGCTGCTAATACAAATACTGAATCTATATTAAGAAATCAAGTATATGCTTTACAAAAATCACCACAAGCTCAATATGTTCCTAATAGTACAAGTGAATTATATAATTCAACTATAAATAAAACAAATACAAGTAGCGCTCAAGGACTTTACCCAAATTTACCAAATACAAATAATGAAAATAATAATAATGTTTGGGGATTACAGCCGACATTACATGCACCAAATCAAAACACTCAAGTATCTCAACATACTAATTTAGGAACTAAAATATTTAATAATGATACTCGTCAACTATTAAAAGATAATTAATATTTATATATTAATGAACAATGAATATATAAATAAAATAACGCTACAATATTTATTAAATCCAAATATTATTGTAGACAATCAATCGGAATCAGATGATTTAGAAAATGATATTAAATTTTATAGAAAACGAATAAGTCAAATCACAAAAGACATGAGTAAAGCAAATTATATTAATGATAATTTAAAATCTGCATTTTATAATTATGCATCACAAATTATTTATTTTTTTAAACAAATTGATTTAGGTGATATTTGTCAGACCGAGTATAATGATTTAAGTTTAAATTCTAATAATTCTAATAATTCTAATATAGTGAATAAAACTGAAAAGGAATTAATTGATGATTGTAAAGAATTATTAACAATTAATTCTGCTCCTACAAATTTAAATAATTTTGTTAAAAAAATAAATATTAAACAAAATGACAACATTATTCCTGTAAAAAAATATATAAATATTAAAGACCCTAGTTTAAGGAAAAAAGGCATACAAAAAGAATAATATTTGTTAAATATAAATAGTAGGGTCATGAAAAAACAAAAAACAAAAAAAAATAATAATAAAAAAACAAAAAAGAATAATAAAAAAAATAATAAAAAAACAATTAAAAAATTAAATTGTAGTCCTAATAAAAAATTAGATTTCACATGTTATTCTCCAAAAAGTTTAATAAAATTAAGAAATAAATGGAATTTAGAAAATAAAGATAAACAAATAAAGTCAAATGATTTATATATAATTTGGAATACTTTAAATAAATATTTGCAAGATACTTGTTCTAATGAGCATTGTTGGTTATCAAAAGAATTTATATCTAATGATTTAGATAGTACTTTAAGTAAAAATACATTTGCTCCATTTGCTCCTCCAACTTGGAAAAAAAATCCAAATGAATGGTTAAGTAGTGTAGATATTAATAAAGTAATGCATCAATATGAAAACAAATATAAAAATTTTAAATTTATTGGTCCATCGCCGATTGATTTTGATAAAAAAAAAACATTTAGTCAATGCGTTTGGAATGATTTATGCCATTTTAGTATTAAAAAATATAAAGATGAAGGTATTAATAAAATTGGTATTATTTTTAATACTGATCCTCATCATTTAAGTGGTTCTCATTGGATTTGTCTTTTCATAAATTTAGAAAATAAATTTATATATTATTTTGATAGCAATGCTGATACAATACCTAAAGAAGTTAACAAATTAATAAGAAAAATTAAAAGACAAGCAAAATCTTTAAATATTGATTTAAAAGAAATTATTAATAAAACAACACATCAAAGATCTAACACTGAATGTGGTATGTATGTATTATATATTATTATTAGTTTATTAAAAAATAAAGAATGTCCTAATTTTACAGATAGAATTCCCGATAAAGAAATGGAAAAATTAAGAAAAATATTTTTCAATTAAATTTTAATATATTTAATTTAATTTTAATATTAAATATAATTTAAAACATTTTGATATATGTCAAGTAATATATTTTTATCACAAGATAATAAAGCATTAATCTGGCAATTACTTATGGAAGCTGATGCGTTTGATAATATTCCTAATAATTATGCAAATGAAATTCAAAATACTTATGAAAAAATTATAACAGAAGTTTCACAATACGAAAATACTAATTTAAAAGATAAAAATAAATTAGTAATGGGTAAAATGTTTGAACGAATTCAAAAATTTCAGAGTACAAGTATTCAAAAACCATTAGAAGAAGTAAAAATTCAAATTCAAGAAGAATTTAAAAATAAACAAGAAGAATTTATTCAATTAGTTAATCGCGATCGTCCAAAAGATGTTAGTTTTAATGAGGAGATAGATAAACCATTTAATAATGAAGAATTAAATACTAAGTTAAATGAAATTATTACAAGTCGTTCTTATGATGTTATCTCAGATAATTCAAAAACTTCGACGATAAATAATGAATCTGAAAAAAAAGTTAGATTTATTCCAACTCCAGATAGCATTCTAAGTAAATTAAAAACAAAAAATAATGATTCCAATGATTCCAATGATTCCAATGATTCAAATAATTCAAATAATGATTCAAATAATGATTCAAATAATGATTCAAATAAATCAATTAATGATGTATATAAATTATTACAAAATATTTCTATTAATCAAGATAAAATTTTGGAATTATTAAACAACTCTAAATACTAAATGTAAAAAATATACTTCTTCAAGAAGTATATTTTCATGATATTATTAATTTAACATATGGGTTATTACCATTTGAAAATTTCCATTATTACATTTTAATAATGGTTTTGTTATATAATTTTTATTTTTTATATGTTGCAAAAAAAGTAAAACTATTCGGTTGATATTTTGGCTCTTCTCCCGGATTTGCTGTATTTTTAAAAAATAATGTTCCAATTGGAATAGGATTACCGGTTTTTGCACTATCTAATGTATATATAGTAGTTTTAACAATTCCATCAGCATCTTCATTTTCTTTATTTAAAACCGCTGAATTATAAGCATAATCAGCTCCTTCTAATCTTACCTTCTTTAATTTTAAAACAACTTCTGTTTGATTCATTGCTTTATCTTTATCATCTTGTTCATCATTAATTGATGGAGTATAAGCAAATTTATTAGGATTTGCTGAACCAAATGTAAAACATTTTAATTGATTACTTGTACCCACCTGATTATGTAATTCACAATCAATTGATGCCACCTTCATACTTTCTAAAATATTTTGGGTTACTAATTCTTTTTCGGTTGATATTTCAAACAAAGCCTGATCACTTGATAAATATGGATTATCTAAAATCTTATAATTCATATAAGACTTTTTATCTAACTTACTTTTATCTTGTTGTTTTAATTCATTAGATGCAATATCTATCTGTCCTTGTGTAAAATCCATTAAATATAAAAAAACTTCAACTCTTTGTTTATCAAGTGGTAAATCTTTATGACTACATATACGTCTAGCTCGTCCAATAACTTGATTTATTCTAACTGGATGCCAATATGGCTCTGTAATATGAACATATCTTACATTATTTAATGATATTCCTTCAGCCCCAGAAGCAGTAATCATAATAATTTTAATTATATCGCCATATAAATTTTTTTGTTGCACTTCAGGACTTCCTTCTTTAATAAGTGGGTTACTTTTTTCAAGTTCTAATAATTGTTTTTTTAAACTACTAGTTTCTGGTGCATCTAAAGCATCCCAATTACTATTAAAAATATTTCGAAGTACTTCTTTTTCCTCTGGTAATTCAGTCCCAGTATAAAAAATATATTTTGGTTTGCCCATATCTTCTTCTTTTATATTTAATTTCCATTCTCCTCCAACTTTTGCTATTTTAAATTGTGCAAATCCATTTGCCTCAAAAACTAAGGCTAAAATACCTATACCTTCTAATGTTCTAAATTGACTATATATTAAATGTGAGCCATCTAATGAATCATATAAAATACGATTTAATATATTCAAAAATTTTGGACTATATGTTTTTAAACCTTCTGGACTTAAATATTCATCAGAATAATCTTTTAATAATTTTAAAGCAGTTTTTATTCTAGCAGCATATGAAGCAGTTTCTTGTAATTCTGTAGATGTTAAGGCTGTATCTGTTAGACCATCATCTGGATCATCTTCTACAATTACGGCATCTAATAAATCTTCGTCTGCCGTTTCTGTAATTACTTCATTTAGTTCCGCGTTTTCACGCGGCAATGGGCGACTTATTTTTTTTCCGTCACTCATAGTTTCTCTCGGAAAAACAAAATTACAAAATGCTCGAGAAAAAATACGATATGTTGATGTTGAATCTTCAAAAATATCACCTCCTGCACCTTTTTTAGCTTTTTTTTTAGCATTGTTTCGTTGTATTTTTCGTTCTTCTGCTCTAGCTTCTTCATATACTGAAAATTGAAAATCACTCATTGGTATTAATATTAAATTAAAATCGTCTTTTTTATTATATTTTGGTAACAGTGCGTCAATATCTGGAAAATAAGAAACTAACCCTAATATTCTTCTTTTAAATAAATCCATATTTTTCACTTTAGTAGGTTCATTACCTTTACCAGGTTCAATAAATTTTGCTCGAAATTCATCTTTATTATCAGGTAAACAATTATATGATGTCACTTTTGTAGCATCATTTACTATTTTAATATTTTCTAATGCTAATATTTCAGTTATAACATTTACGAATGTAGAATCATCAATATTACCATTTTCATCTAATGTTACACCATTATATTTGCCGTTAGCAGAATCATATTCTGAAAAAAATCCATATGGATTTCTTGTTATTGTTAGCATCGGCTCTGGGCTTGATTTAAATTTTAAATAATCAAAATTTGATTGTAAATTTGTTTTAAATAACTCAATTAAAGATTCTTGTGTTAATTTAAATTTTCCAGCACTATTATTTTGTAACTGAAAATTCCACGTCTTAATATTCCCTCTTAATATATTCATTGTTATAGCAATTTCATGAGGATAATTAATAATTGGTGTTCCTGTTAATAAAACAATTCTTGCATTTTCCGCTGATTTTAAAAAATTATATAATCTCATTGCTATTGAATCTGGTCTATTTAATCGATTTACTATTCTACTAATTAAATTATGTGCTTCGTCAATTACAATTATTTTATTTGAAAAAGGATTTCCGTCGGCGTCACTTGCTTCACTTACTAACATATTTAATCGCTTTTCTCTTAATCCATTATATCTAATAAATTTATATTTATTTAATATCATTCTTTCTATTTGTTCATTTAAACTTCTTTGGTTATCAGGATTTAAACTATTATAATTTGGCGGTTTATTTTTATTTATAAACCAAGCGCCTCCCATTTTTTCTATTAATTTCGGTGGTAATGATAATATGTATGCAAGTGGCTCTATTAATGCTGGGTCTGCTATCGTACTTATTTTTTCCCAATGTTGATTATTTTTATATAATTCATCTCCGCATTTTTTTAATTCTTGTTTATAATTTGTTTCTAATGATTTAGGTAACATAATGATAACTTCTTTGTCGCTTTTAATTCCTTCTGCTATAGCAATAGATGAGCAAGTTTTTCCCGAACCAAGTCCATGATATAATAATAATCCTCTATATGGCGTAATTAAATTTATATAATCTCTTACGATATTTTGATGCGAAAGTAAAGTAAATACACCATTTCCTTTACTTTCACAACTATATTCACCTAAACTAGATAATTTTGTTTTATAATCTTTTAATAATGAATTTATAAAGTTCACAAACATCTCTCTATTATTTAAAAAATAAGACGATGCTTTCAATAAAATTTTATCACCCTGCTTTGGAATTCTTTCTTTTAATTTATCAATATCATCCGGTGGTAATTTTAATAAAGTTCCTTCATCTTTTGTTGTTGCTTTTGTTGTTGCTTTTGTTGTTGCTTTTTTTGTTGCTTTTGTTGTTTTTATCTGTTTACTTAAAATTATTGGTTTTTTAACTTTTAATGTAATTCCTTCTTTTTCATCTTCTTCTTCTAATGCCGCCAATAAAGCGGCTTCTGCATCTTCTTCTTCTTCTTCCAATGTTTTTTCTTCTTCTAATGTTTTTTCTTCTTCTAATGTTTTTTCTTCTTCTAATGCAGCCAATAAAGCTGCGTCATCTTCGTCGTCATATTCATCATCTAATTGTTTTGAAGGCGATCCAACTGTCATTTCTTCTAATTGTTTTGCTAATTTCAAATCTTCTTTTTCTTCTTTCATTTTCCCTAAAGAAATTTTGCTAGTTACAGTGGGTCGTATTCCTAATTTTTCTAAAATATTAGTTCTTTGTAGCTTTGAAGATTCTCTTTTATCTTGTATTTTTACTGAAATTTCAACTGGCTCTTTTGGTTTTGCTAATTTAACTGTAACTTCTTTTTTTTTTGTTGGATTTTGTTTTTGCTTAAGTTTATCTAATATATCTTCTTTTATATCTGACATTTAATATATAAAAACATTAAATATTAAATATTTTTATTCTAATTGTTTTAATGCGTCTTCGCAAGCTATTTGTTCAGCTTTTTTTTTAATTTTATGAATTCCATTACTCATATATACTAATTGTTTACTATTTTTTTCTAATAGTTCATGGAGTTTTTTAAAACTTCCTATATCATAAAACTTTGTAGCTTTATTAACATTTGTTTCATATATTTCTTGTCCTAGACATATATAAACCCCCATATTATAACCTTCTTCAAAAGTATGACTTATCAGTTTATAAATAGGTGTAATTTTAAATTCTTTTTGAATTATCACTTGAAATCGATTTTTATAATTATCATCAGTATTTATTAATGTAACCCAATCTACGTGTTTTTCAAAAATTTTTTCAATAAATACTTGAGCCATTTGAAACCCTGGCCCAGTCGTAAATATATTATCAAACCATTTATCCGTATCGTTTATAGAAAGTTTATTAACATCTAAAAATATTGCTGCAATAAATGCTTCAAATAAACAGCCTAGTTTTTTAAAATTAGTTCTGATATTTTTTTCTTCTGCGTGTTTCGATAAAATAAACCATTTATGTAATTTTAATTCATATGCTAATTTTCCAATATGTTCATTTCTAACTAAAGCTATCTTTTTTTCTGTCATAAATCCTTCGTCAGCTTTTGGAAATCTTTTATATAAATAATATTTTGTTACTAATTCTAATACCCCATCGCCTAAAAATTCTAATCTTTCATTCGATTTAGTTTTTAAATCAATACAGTTTGATGGTTTAACACAAATTTTAATATCTAAATTGGAATTTTCAAGCGCCGGTCTTTTGACATAAGATTTATGAACGAATGATCTTAAATATAAACTAATATTATCTATTTTATAATTAACACCATATTGTTTAAGAATCGATTCGATTTCTGTTAATTTAATTTCGTTGTTCATTGGATTATAAGGATTAAAAATTAATCCTTCCTCTGACGATTTAATATCGGGGTCATTATAATCAATTTCCTCATCCATTAATACTATTAATACTAATAATTTATATTTATATTAATTTATCAATTATTTTTTATGTATCAAAAAATAAATAAAAATAATACTATAATTTAATATGACAGGAACTGATATATTATTAACATGTATAATTCCTATAATTTTTATATTGTTAGTTTTAATTAATATTTTAGGAATTGGAACTCAAAATATAAAAGATAAATGGCCCGAATATCGTTGTAATCCTATTATTATGCCATTTGCAAATATTTTTGGAGAAGATACAATTAAAAATTTTTCATTTTGTGTAGAAAATTTACAACAAACTTTTATGCAGGATTTATTAGCACCAATTTATTATGTTCAAAAAGTTACAAATGATATAGGTGCAACATTTAATGAAGCATTAAATAGCTTTCGAGCATTTTTTGATAATTTAAGAAATATGATTACTAATATTGTAGAATCAATAATGGCTATTTTTCTTAATTTTTTAATTGGTATGCAACATATGATTATTTCTATTAAAGATTTATTTGCTAAAACTATTGGAACATTAGCCGTCTTTATGTATGTATTAGAAGGTGCTATAATGAGTATGGAATCCGCATGGGGAGCTTTACCCGGACAAATGGTAAGAACATTATGTTTTCACCCCAATACGTTAGTTAAACTTAAAAATGGTAATAAAAAATTAATTTCTAATATATTAACAGGCGATATTCTTAAAAATAATCAAGTTGTGCATGGTACGATGCAATTACATAATATAGATAATAATAATAATTATATAGAATCATTATATGAATTTAATGGAGAAACTTCACGAAATCCTATTCTTGTATCTGGCTCCCATTTAATATTTGATCCAATTAAAGAACAATTTATTAAAGTAAAAAATCATCCACATGCTATTAAATCATCCGATAATAGTAAAATTCTTATTTGTTTAATAACATCAGACCACACAATTCCTTTAGGGGAATATATATTTCATGATTGGGAAGATAATCAAGGTAGTTTATCAAAAAATGTTTAAATAATCATATATATTATAAATCTAGTATATATGACTGATATAATTACTTTAGTTAACACTTCATACAAAAAAACATATATAAACAGTTATGGTATGGATATTGTTATTTCAATTATTACATTTACCATATTTGTAATTGCTATAATGTATTATTATGTTAAAAGTAATATTCCTGGTATTAAACAAAATTGGCCAAATCTAAGATGCAATCCTTTATATATGCCATTTGCCGGATTTGTTGCAAACAATAGTAATAAATCATCATTTCAATTAATTAATGACAATTTTTCACAATGCATTCATAATATTCTTTCAACTATATCTCAAGATGCTCTTGCTCCAATTCATTATGTTAATAAAGTAAATATGGATTCGATTAGTGAATCGCTAAATGCTACTACAAATATGCGTGCTCTTTTAGATAAAATGCGAAATAATTTAACAAATACTACTGAAACTATTATGGGTAGAGCATTAAATGTCATGATGCCTCCCTTACATATGGCCATAACTACAAAAGATGCATTATCTAGAGTAAAAGGGCTTTATACCAGTGGAATTTATTTTTTAATTGGAAATTATATAATTATACAATCACTAATGAAAAATATTTTACATATAATTGTTACTGTTATTTTAGTATCATTAGTTGCAACAATTATTGGTTTAATGTTTATTCCATTTATTGGACAAGGATTAGCTGCGCCATTAATTGCTATTATGATTGGGGTTAGTATTCCAACGGTTCTTATGATTGGAAAAATTAATAGTATATTTGGTATGGATATTAGTGCAGATCTGCCTCATTTGTAGTATTTGAATTATTTTAACTTATTTATAAATATTTAGCAATTTAATTATTGTTAAATCGTTAAATTGTTAAATGCAATTTTTTAAAATTTTATCTTATAATTATATATAAAATGAATATGAAAAATCTTATGAATACGGAAAATCTTATGACTATAGTTATTTCTTTATTAATTGGAGGAATAATTTCATGCCATTTATTTTGTGGATGTGCCACGTTTTATAAAACTACTAAAAAAGAAGGCTTTTCTTCTATGGGTGCTCCACTTGGTTGGAATATGGGCAGTGGTGTCCCTGGCGATGTTTGGGCTAATCCACCGGTTTCAAAAACACAAGCTAATGAAAATATGTATGCCGATTTAAGTACTCATGTAGGAGGACAAGTACCTCCTGAAAACATGTTTATGTGGGCAAAAAATCTTTTTCTACCAGAATGTTGTTTTACTCCACAACAGTATTCTTCATCTACTGGATGTGCTTGTATATCAAACGAACAAATGAAATTTATTAGCGGAAGAGGTGGTAACAATACCTTGCCATAAATAATGGAATAAATAATGGAATAAATATTAATATTTAAATAAATTTATTTAAATATTATGATTAAAATTGAAACAATATTAATTATTTAATTTTATATAATCAATATGTCTTACACACTTATTATCGTCGAATCACCGGCTAAATGTCAAAAAATAGAAAGTTATTTGGGTCCTGGATATAAATGTATTGCTAGCTATGGACACTTACAACAGTTACAATCGTTAAAAGACATTGATGTTAGCAATAATTTTACACCATGTTTTAAACCAATCGAAACTAAACGTCAACAAATAAATAAAATTAAAAATTTAGTAACCAATTCAAAAGAAGTTATTTTAGCTACGGATGATGACCGAGAAGGAGAAGCTATTAGTTGGCATATATGTAAATTATTTAATCTTTCAACTCGTTTAACCAAGCGAATTATATTTCATGAAATTACTAAATCAGCTATTAATAAAGCGATTATTAATCCTACTATTGTAAATATGAATATAGTAAATGCTCAATTTGGAAGACAAATTTTAGATTTATTAGTTGGATATAAAATATCTCCTATTCTTTGGTCACAAATATCTAGAACTAAACATTTATCAGCTGGGAGATGTCAAACTCCTGCGTTAAGATTAGTTTATGAAAATCAATTAGAGATTGATAAATCTCCTGGGGCAAAATCTTATAATACAACTGGGTTTTTCACAGATAAAAATCTTCCATTTATTTTAAATTTTAATTTTGACGATAAAGAAAATATGGCTTTGTTTTTAGAAAATTCGATTGAACATGGTCATATTCTTACTTGTGATTTACCGAAAGATTCAATTAGAAAAGCACCTTGTCCATTTACTACTTGTACTTTACAACAAACATCTAGCAATGATTTACATATTTCACCAAAAGAAACTATGCAAATATGTCAAAAATTATACGAATCAGGTTATATTACTTATATGAGAACAGATTCTAAAATTTATAGTAAAGATTTTGTAACAAGTGCAATTGCTTATATTGTTGCAAATTATGGGGATGAATATATTATTAAAAATATTGATATTTTGACTAATAATCTAGCTAAATCTATAAAAAAACCAAATAAAAAAGACAAATCAGACAAATCAGACAAATCAGACAAATCAGAAAAATTAGCACAAGAAGCTCATGAAGCAATTCGCCCAACTAATATTTTAGTTACTAAATTACCGGATGAAGCTGATTTTAATAATCGCGAAAGAAAACTATATTATCTTATTTGGAAAAATACAATTGAAAGCTGTATGGCTGATTCATTATTTAAAACTATATTAGCACATATTAGTGCTCCTGACTTACATGAGTATAGATATACTTGTGAAAATTTAGTGTTTTTAGGATGGAAAATTATTGATTATCAAACCAAACCTAGTTTAGTGATTGATGATACCAAAAAAATGGCTTACGAATATTTACCTAAAATTATTAATAATATTTTAACTTATAAAAAAATTATGTGCAAATTAACTTTAAAAGATCTTAAAACGCATTATACAGAAGCAAAGTTAGTTCAACTTTTAGAACATAAAGGTATCGGAAGACCATCGACATTTTCATCACTTATAGAAAAAATACAAGAGAGAGGATACGTTAAAAAAGAAAATATTAAAGGAAAAACGATAAATTGTACAGATTTTGAACTAGAAGGTAATGAACTTTTAGAAATTACTACAGATAGGGAGTTTGGAAATGAAAAAAATAAATTAGTAATTCAATCAATTGGTTTATTAGTTATTGAACTTTTGCTTGATACTTATCCTACAATATTTGATTATGAATATACAAAAAATATGGAAGATATTTTAGATAATATATCTAAAGGCGAAAGTGATTACTTTGAATTATGCAATAAATGTAATAATGAACTTAATTTAATTAATAATAATATTAATAAAAATGCTCAACAACATATTAAAATAGATGATAATCATGTTTATATAATTGGTAAGCATGGACCAGTAATTAAATATGATAATGATGGTGTTACTAAATTTCTTTCAATTAAAAAAAATATTGAGGTTGAAAAATTAAAACAAGGTTATTATAAACTAGAAGACATAATTGATACTAATACAGAGAAAATTTTAGGAAAATATCAAGATAATGATGTAATTCTTAAAAAAGGGAAATTTGGTTTATATATAACTTGGGGTAATAATAAAAAATCAATTGACAATATTAATATTGATGAATCAGATATTGAATTACAAGATGTTATAGACTTAATAACCAAATCGCAAAATAATACTAATATGATTAGAGAAATAACAAAAGAAATATCTATTCGAAAAGGACAATATGGTAATTATATATTTTATAAAACAAACAAAATGAGTAAACCGAAATTTATAAAACTAAATGATTTTAAAGAAGATTATTTAAATTGTGATATTAATTTACTTATAAAATTTACAAAGAGTAAAATTTACAAAGAGTAAAATATAGTTATTGTATAAAATAAAATAAATATATTATTTATATGCCTCCAGTAAATATCTCAAAAATCTCAAATGACGTAAAACCAAACACTCCGGAATATATATTATATATATTATCAGGATGTTTATTAATTGGTCTTATAATAATATTCTTTACTAATAATCGTCTACGAAATAATACAAATGAAACATCCGGTCGTAGTTGGATACAAACTAATGCTATTGGATATATATTATCTGCTACAGCATTACTAGGTATTATTCCTTGCTTTGTAGTTTTATCTTCTCCTAAAAATGAAATATTAAAAGACCAAAAATCAACTTATATAGTCGCGTTAGCTGCTGCATTTACTCGATATTTGATTTATCCACTACCTATTATAATGACAATGCTAGTATTTATTTTTGCGGCTATTCAGTTATTAACATTTCAAGATAGATTAGCCAAACATCATGTAGCAAATGAATATTTTACTTGGATAAATACTTTCTTTTTTTTAACTATAGTACAAGTATTGATTTTATCGTATGATGTACGTGACGCAATTTCTAATAAATCTTCTAATAATTCATCGCGTAAATATATAATTTATTTACTTGGGTTATTTAATTTTATAATTTTAGGAATAACGCAAGTTATTTTACAATTTTTTTCCACAGATGGTTAATAACTATCTAATATAAATTTATAAGTAATTCCAATCATTGTTTCTGTTTCCCATATTCCTGAAATTTTTAATATAAATATTTTTTCTTGTGATTTTTTTTT